TCCGAATGGGCCAGTAATAATCGCGAGCAAGAGTTTCCAGTTGTCGCCGATCCATGAGATCACATTCTTCATGAACCCAATAATCTGATCTTTAAAAGTGACGAAGAAAGCGATCGCCAAACCGAATGGGCCGGTCAGGACTACTAGGAGTAGTTTCCAGTTGTCGGTCACCCATTCGAAGACTGCTTTGATTGCGTCCCAAACTTTGGCGAATGAGTCGCCGACAAACTTGATCACACCATCAAAGAGCCCGAACTCTTTTTGCAGGATTACAAGGATCGCAATGATTGCAGCAATAGCGACCACAATAAGGAAAATGGGGTTCATTGCCATAATAGCATTGAAGGCTGCTTGAACTGCTGAGAATGCTTTTGTGACTGCTGTCCATGCTTTCATTGCAGCGTTCACTGCTACGACAGCGACAGCGAGTCCGCCGATCACTGCACCAATGATGACGATGAGTGTCTTATTCTTTGAGGCCCATGCTGCAAACTCTAAGAGCTTCGGAAGCAGTTTGTTAGCGAGAGGAACGACTGCTTGACCGATGGACTCTTTGAGTTCGCCCATTTGGATCCCGAGGTTCTTCATCTTGCCTTGGGTCGTGTTTGCTGCAGTGTCTGCTTGACCAGAGAAGGTGTCGCTCATTGCTGCGAAGACTTCATCGGCTGATGCGCCACTCTTGACCAGATCGGCTAGTGCTGGATCTAGTTTCTTCAGTGGGCCGAGGTTGCCGTTAAATGCTTTTGAGAGTGCATCGGAGACAGCGCCGAGATCTTTCCCAGTACCGGCAGAGACATCAAGAGCGAGACCGAGAAGGTCTTGAGCTTTGGTGACATCTCCTGTGCCTCGAATAAGTGAGTCGAGAGCTGGGCGTAGTTCGTCGTCGGCGACAGCTGCAGCGACTGAAGTCTTAGAGATGAAGTCTTCAACTGATGAGACTTGAGCGTCTGATGCTCCGGTGACATTCTTGAGAGTCGTGCCAAGTTTTTGGGCTGCAGCGTCATCTTCGGCGAACGCTTTCACAGCATCAAATGCGACAGTGCCGAGAGCTGCAATAGCAAGCCCTGCAGGAACTGCAGCCTTCTTAATTGCAAACGCTGCCTTCTCGCCTTTGGTCTCAAGTTTCTTAAAGTCGTTGATGGCTTTGTCAATGCCAGCAGGATTCCATTCGGAGATGATTGGGAGGTTGATTGCCATCAGCGTTTCACCAGTCTCTTGTTGGTTTGATCCATGACTTCAATAACGATCTTGTCAACATTGCGTGTGATCTCGTCTAAGTAGTCGTCAGATCGCGCCCAGACGAAGCGTGACGGCCCACGACCGAGAGATGCTGTCAAGTACCCAGCGAAGCCCGGACGGGCTTTGAGAGGGTTCTTGTTGCGTGTTTGGTTTGGGCCTCGTCCTGCCATGTCTGCCATTGACAGAGCTGCACCTTTTGCCGTGATTTTTACTGTCGCGACAGACTCAAATTGTGCGCCTTGTGACAGGTTGCGTGCACGGGCTTTTCGAGTGTCAACTTTAATCGTGACGTTCTTTGACTCGTTCTTCCATGCTGTGCGTCCGTTGTGCTTTTGTCCTTGCAACGGTGCAGACGACGGAATTGAGTCTTTGATAGCCGAGAACAATGGGTTCATGGCGTTCTTGATGTCCTTGGTGATCTGGCGACGAAGCGCAGGATCAACCTTTTGGATCTCACGAAGAGCCTGCTTCAGTCCGTCATATTGGATTCCGACTGATGCTGCCATTATTGCTTTCTTCTCTGCTCGTTGATGATGCTCACGCAGGTCGCGAGATCGTCTTGTTCAAATGTGATGTTTGGAGGCCAGAACCCAGTCTCAACTAGCAGAGCTGCTAGTTGTCGCCGGAAGCCTCCTGCGTAGGGACTGCGGTCGCAGTCTCCACTACTTCTAAATCTTCTAATTTCTTGACAAACTCATCGAATGAGATCGGGACTGGATGACCTTGCTGTTTACTGGCCTCGTAGGCCATGAAGGCTAGATCTTCCATCCCGATCCCACTTGACAGATCTGATGCTCGTCGCTTGAACTTACGCTCCCACAAGATGATGACGAAAAGGTTCGTGACCACCTTGTAGGTCTCACCATCGGTGAGCTTGACGCTGAGTGTGAGTTTCATTGTTCTCCTAGTCGGGTTCGGATTACTTGATTACGGGGTGACGATGTCTCGAGCGTAAGTTCCGCCCTTGAACACTGCCTCAACAATTGAGAGCTCGCCGACGGTCGTGTTGATTGGTGTCACAGTTTCCAAATAGCAACCAGTGAGAGTGTACTCAGGGTTAGAAGCTGATTCGGTCGTTCCGGATGGGCTGACAACGATTGTTGAAGCGACACCGAACAAAGTGTTCAAGTATGTTTCTACTTCGGTCGTTCCGTAACCTTGGAACAAGGTCAAGGTCAATTCATTACTGAAGAGGCCCGCCGTGTAGGTGCGACTGGTGCTTCCGAAGCTCGTATTTTCCAAAGCCTCGGCGGTCAAAGTGAGCACCGCTGCAGAGCATGAAGTCGTCAAGGCCATGGCTGAAGGGCTAGTGACGTTGACTGTTGGATTGGATAAGTATGTTGTGGGCATTGTTTGTCCTTTTATCTGCGGCTTGAGCCGATTCTAATTGTGAGGTCGTAGGCGGGTAATTCTTGCGATCCAATCTGAGCGACTGTAGGCCGTCCAGATACAACTGCGAGAGTGGAGTTCATGAGCGCATCAACGACTCCGAGTATGTAGTCCGTAGTGTCTTGGTTGCCGGGTGGCGCGCCCAACACTCGGAGATCAATCGTGATGTCCGCCGTTTGGTTATTGAACGCAGTGAAAACAGGAAGCTCAACAAATACAGTAAGAGGTCGAGCGTTCCGAGGATCAGTGACCGGCTTATAGCCAAGAGCTGTGATCGTCGCCGAGACAGCATCAATCGCGTCTGTGAAAATGCCTGCCATCTCATGCCACTTGCGATCTCTTGATGCCGAGCAACTGGTTAATCCGACCCATTGAAGCGACGGGTGCTGAAATGCTCATGTCTTGGAAACTAGCAAAGGAATCAATGCTGCCGCGTTCTCTGTACAAACTCGCAGCCATAAGCACGACACCAGCTTTGACTGCAGCATCAGGAACGGTCGTGAGACTGTCGTGATAGCCGGCCTGCACTCTGCGTCGAAATGACCATGCATTCGAAGCGTTAACTGATGAGGTCATGAAAGCTGTGTCATTGGCGGTCGCTCCGCTTATTCCGAGGAATTCGGTGAGATCGCTTACGGATATCCAGCTACAGGTCTGAGTCCATGTCAAAGTTCCAAACGGATCGGCAGCGGACCGTTCTAGATCGTCGCCAACATCTTGAAACATTAACTGGTTAACAATGATTTCGTTTTCGTTGTAAAGCAGGTCGCCTGCTTCGTTAACGCCAGCGAACAAATAGATCGGTACAGCGATCACAATGTAGGTGCCGTTGAGGCCGTGACCGAGTCCTGTCAGTGTGATTGTCTGGCCGACTGTTATGTCGGTTGTTTCGAGGGTCTGCACCACAGCAACATCGTCTAGACGCTGGTGGTGCGTCACGCTAAATGTGGCCATGGTGCAGTCTCTCTACTTAGTCAGTCGGATCAGGCGAACGTGAACTTGACGAACTTGCTCGAATCAATCATCAAGGCAGCGAAGTAACCACGGAACGCAATGGTGCGGCTCAAGGTGGACGGGTTGTCCAACGAGATAGCGCCCTTCTGCTGTTCAAACAGTTCGTAACCAGATGCGTCGCCGACGATACAAGTTGCGCTTGCAAAGTTGCGGTCAACTACAACTTGCAGACCGAAAGCGTTTCCGTTGACTTGACCGGGTGCAAGATTACCAAATGCGTTCATCGGTCCGATCTGTGGGAATAACGGACGCTTGCTCGAATCCGACAAAGCAATCAAATCTTGCCAAATACCGGGAGCCACGAACAAGTGAGTCGGCAAGTTGCCATTTGACGAAGTGAGGATCGTTGCTGCAGCTTCAGCAATTTCAGCGGCCCAAACTGACGGGTCGTCAGTGTCGGCAGCGGTAAACGCTTGAGTCGTGGTTGCGCCAGCGACCAAAGTGTCGGCTGCATAGTTGTCGGTTGCGTTGGCGTAGATACGGCCCATGTCGTCAAGCAAGATTGACAAGATTGCGGGATCGGTCCAATCCAGATCGGCTTCGGAGATGTTTACATAGCCACCGAAAATTTGCTTGGTGACCTGATTCGAACTCACCACGAAAGTGCCTGACTGGTTGCTCATTTCGGCGAGGCTTGCACCAATGCTGGTATGGGTCGTGACCTCAGGGCGAATGAAGATCTTGCCTCCGCCCGGCATTGACTTGGCACCGATTGCGTCAACGACTGGACGACGACCGATGAAGTTGTTGTAGACGGGCCCAAGGATTGGGGTTGGGAGTACTCCGGGCGTGTCGCTGGTGACCACGTCGGGAGCTGCGGCGCGAAGTGCTTCGTGCATACGTTCCCAAGCAGTTCCGCCAGCAATGGCAGCACTCAAGTATT